GAGAAGTGATTACCCTTCTCAAAGAAACGATAGGTCTCTGTTGTTTCAGGTAATGGTGGTACATCTAATAGAAAATTCTCCACTGGATGCTGGAAGTCAAATACAATAATAACTTTCTTCTTATTAAATCCCATCAAGTCCATACCAAAGCAAGGAAGGTTATGTCCAGTCTTAGGGTATATTATATTGTTATGGATATCAACAGTACCATCCCATATATCAACGTGCCTAGACTTGATAAAATGCTTACCAGAATATAGATCTGCAGTTAAATGGACACCTCTTTTGTTAGTCCAATCTGTATGATTCTTTTCAAATTTTAAATCGGGAAACGTATTAAATACTGCCTCCCGATATCCATTCCATATGCTCATGCTATTTGTTCTATGAATTTGTTTAAAACAGTTTTGTTTGTCATCTTAGAACCCATATGCTTTTTAAATGCACGATTAAGTTCTGCTCTAGTAGCAACTTCACCTTTCTGTTTAACTTCAAGGTCTTGAGTTCCATCTCCCATGCCTTGTATTGGCATAAAGAATGCTTCAGTATAACCTAAAAGTTGAGAAGATGCAAACTTTTGTTTAGACCATTGATGCTCCATTCTAGTAGATTCTTCCCAGTCTAAAATACGAAGAGATCTTTTAAGTTCATTCTTACTACAGATACGAATACCAATCCAATTGAAATCAGTAATCTCTTTAAAGAAACTAACAATCTCTTTTGTTGTTAGGTATGGACTTGGTTTTATTTCACGAGTATATCCAGTTCTAGAATCTCTTAATACATATTTTGCTCTCTGTGATAATTGTCTTGCTCTAAGATCATCACCATAATATTCTGACTTTAATACTGCGGTCAATGGATTAGATTCACCATCAGTTAAACATACCACATTAACCTTATCAACTCTTTCAACCTTCCTCATCAATTCCACCAATTGTCTAGAACATAATACTGCTTCACCAAGAGGAGTTCCACCAAGATTATACTTTTGAACACATCCTATTCTATGACTGTTCAAAGCAAATGCTTGCATGTATACATACTGCATTGATTTCTCTAATGACTTCTTATTCTGTTTTGATGAAAAGAACTCTAGAAGTTTAAATCCACTACAGAATCCTAAAACATTCTCCTCTGCTTTTATTGCAAGATGTGATTCATGATGATCCCATCCATTTTGGAATGCATAAACTCTAAACGGAATACCTGCTTTCCTACAAAACCATACAAGATTATATGTTTGCTTCAATGTATCAAGTAAACAAGTACTCATAGAACCTGACCAATCAAGATACATTATCAATCCATGATTCTTACCTTCTGGAACTACAGTAATTCTCCTAAAGATATCGTCACTTATCTTATACTTGTATAATGACTGTGTATCAATCACACCAGTCTTAGATGTTGCTGCTCTCTTATACTCAGCAGCAGACTTCTTCATTTCAAATTGTTTTAGAAGATAATTAACTGACTTCTGTGCATCCTTTTTATATGATAAGTAATGTTTTTCAGCATAATCAATTGCTTCAAAATAGTAATCATGATATTGCTTATCACTAGTAGGATATCCATAGAAACCATAATATAAATCTTCTTGTATTTCTTTATGTCCAATAACTACTTTGCTAAGATCTATCTTAGGAAGATTTAGATAAACAGATTCAGTAGCATCAGAATCTACTAAAGTTTCTAATGATTCCTGTAATGCTTTGTCTGTAACACTCTCAGTCTCATTGACTCCACCATCAACTCCACCAATCATATCATCCTCATACATAGCATCTTCCAATTCATCAAGAGTCTCTTCAATTGACTTTTGATTATTGGGTGTTTCACCTTCACCCTCACCTTGACCTTCTTCCTTATTGTCAGAATCAATCTCTTGCTCTATATCATTACCACCAGTAGGATTATTCCAATCAACACTAAGTTGTTCTGGCAATTCTAATTGTTTTTTCTTCTCTTTACCTTCTGCCCACTCATATAATTCTCTAGAAAGTTCTAGAACATCTTCAAATGTCTTTGTAGTTGCTACACGATCAACCCACACTTCCTCTTCTTCAGTAAATTCCATTCCACTATTACCTTTGAAGAATAAATTGATACGATCAATAAATGCTAATTCTGATATATCCTCATCTGCCACACCAAAGAAATCCTTATGCCATAGTTCTCTATACCCTTCAAAGAATGACTTCTTAAGACCAGGATATGTATGCTTCATCATACGCTCAATACGAGCATCCTCTATAACGTTAACAAATCCCTTGGGAGCATCAACAGGTATATTAGGAGTATATAAAGCGTGTCCAACTTCATGTCCAACTAGAAGATCATAGATCGTACCAGACGCATCCTTCCATATAGGTAAGGTTAGAACACGATTATTAACATCAAAGGATGCTGTTTGAACTTGGCGATGCTCCACTGTAAGATTCTCTGTTGCTAACAGCTTTGCTAAAATCCCTTTAACTTCTGTGTTGATGGTCATAATCTCTCCTGTATGCATCTATTATAGCAAAGTCATTGGATGTGTAATGTGACAGTGTGACAGTTTCTTGACTGTCACCCCAGTGTCTTATGACCCCTGCAATAATAAAACAGTTAGTGACGAGATAAGATATGAAAATAATAGAACGTACCAGAACAACGTAGCTGTCGTAGGGTTCAGTTTTTTCATCAGAGAAGCTACCCAATGCATACTTCCATATCCTCCATAGTTTAATCATTATAAATTAGCAGTCACATAGGTTAGGGTGTTCACCTGTTGCACACCATGCTGCTGGATCTGCTACCTGATTACATTCGTATTCATCTGGGACACCTGGCCAAGACCAATCTATACTACCCATACCTGCATTAGTACATCCGACTACTAATGGTACTACTGATAATATTAAAATCTCTTTACGGATGCTTCCAATTAATTTCTTCATTCTTCCTCTAATAGTTTTGAAAAATCATTGACCTTTTCAAATCTAAGACAACGCTTAAACTTGTCCATAAGTAAGTCACCCTTATGTGATATAACAAATAGATTAGTTCCTCCTCCTAACTTCAAAAGTATAGAAAGTAATTCACTTGTAGCAGATGCATCAAGAGAACTATCAAAAACTTCATCAAGTATAAGAAGATTAGTAGCAGCAGAATTCTTCATACGTGCAACTTCTCTCCATGTAAAAAGAAGAGCTAAGTCAATCTTCTGTTTCTCACCTTCGGAGAAAGAAGCATAACTAAACTCATCTCTAAATCTACTCTTGATTACCTCATTAAACTCCTCATCAAGAGTAAAGTTAACAAAGAAATCCATTGTATGTAGATATTTATTAATGAGTCCATTAAATATAGGAATGTATTTTTTTATAATTTGTTTCTTAATACCAGAATCTTTTAGTAATTTTCCAACTACATTATACTCATCTAATGTTTGATTTGATAATGCACAATCATCTTGTATTATTTTAAGTTCATCATTCAATCTATCTAATATTTTATTTTCTTCATCAATCTTAGGACTAGTTAAATCCTTTAACTCTGTATCAATATCTAAATTCTCTTTTTTTAATCTAAGTATATCTCTATCTAAAGAAGAAACTTCACTTCTAACACTATACATCTCCTCACATATTTTTTCTATCTTATCAATAGTAGATACAATCTCATCAATATTTTTTTCTATGCCCTCAGCATCAGTTGTTAATCCTGATCCAGTTGTTGTTAAAGAAGTCATTCTAGTTTCTTTAAACCCATCACTAATTACTTGTGTACATGTAGGACACTCATCATGTGTTTCAAGAAACTTAATCTCTTTAGTAAGTCTCTTTAATTCAGTTTTATTTTCAGTTTGTTTATCACGTAATCCCTGTAATAACGTACGTTGTGTTTCAATGCCCTGACACCCATCCTCTAATTTCTTTAACTTCCTTTTCTTTGATGTTTTTTGTTTACTTTTTTCTTTTATTTTACTTTCATTTAAATCATATTTCTCTTGCTTTTCTTCCTTTCTATTTGTGTTTATTTCTTTTAAAGAATTAATTAATCTTTCCTGAGATAAAACTCTCTCTTCTGCAATATCTTTTAAATAAATAGTGTCTCTATTTTTTGTGTTTTGAGTCCTAACTCTATCCTTTAAGATAGTATTCATGTATGAGAAGATCTGGATATCCAATAGATCTTCGATAACTTCTCTCCTGACACTTGCTCCGAGTTGCATGAAGGGTACAAATGTGGATGAACCAAGTATGACGACTTGGGTAAAACTTTTGTAGTTGAGTTTGAGGACTGATTGCTCCAAATATTTCTGCGTGTCTTTGGCAGCAGCATCTTGGTCAACCATCTTATTGTTTTTGTAAACCTCAAAGAGATTGGGTTTTGCACCCCTGAAAACTCTGTATTCATCTTTGCCTATAGAAAAACATACTTCAACTTTTAAACCTTTTTCATTAATACTGTTAACTAATTGTCCTCGATTGATCTTTCTAAATGGTTTATTGAAAAGACCGAAACATAAAGCATCTAACATGGTACTCTTTCCAGCACCATTAGTTCCAACAATTAAAGTGGAAGTAATATCATTAAGTTGTATTTCAGTCCATTGATCACCAGTGGAAAGAAAATTCTTCCACTTAATACTTTCAAATGTAATCATTCCGATTTTGTTGGAGGTAGAATTAAATCATTTTTGGTGACAATTGAATAAGCATATCCAAATTTATCACAATTGATAGCAACAGAATCAACATCTATTTCCATCAATTCTAATTTTCTTTTGTAGTCAATAGCTTGTAACTGTTCAAGATATCTTACAGCATCATCCTTTTGCTCAAACATATGAACGGTTTTAACGTTCTGTTTATTTGGAAGAGCATAAACACCGCCAGTATCCTGTTCAGTTAAAATAAACATTAGAGTTCTGAAGCCTCCAAGTACAATGATCTCATAATACTTTTAATATTATTTCGATCAACCTTAAGATCTATTTCATCTATGTAATTGTCTAGTAATGTCATTGTGTCTTCAGTTTCTACAACCGAGTCACCCTTTTCTAAATCAACACTTAGATCTTCTACAATCTTAAGATCGGCTAACCCAATATCTTGGAGTTGCCTCACTACATAATCAAACTTAGCATAGTCACCTTTGTCTTCTACTATGAGTTTGACGAAGGTTCCTTTAATTTCTTCTTCAGGCGGTATAGTAACTCCACCATTATAATACAACTTATGAAAAGTGTCAAAGGGATTTCTATAAAAAGTAGTTCGTAGAGTTTCCGTGTCAAAGACATGGAATCCTCTTTTTTGTCCGTAGTCATTCCAATACAATTGATAGGGGTTACCAAGGTAATAGCAATTATCCTTATTAGATTTAGTATGATAATGTCCTGAGAATACCTTCTTAAAATTTTTAAAGATGGTCATATCAGTACCCTTATCCATCACATGACCTGGATGAGCTTCAAAGCCGTTAAGCTCAAGATGGCCCATACAGACAGGTGCAGTACTTTCTGAGATGCTTCGTAGGGTTCTGTCGTAGTTCTCATCACATATCCAAGGAAGTAATAGAATGTCAGTACCGTCAAAAGTACAGGTAGTAGGTTCAGTGATAACATCTATATCGTATCCTCCTAGTAACTCATCTGGTGAGTTAATCCTTAATGTGTTCTTATAATATATGTCATGGTTACCAACCAAGGCAGTCATCTTACATCCCAATTCTTTAACAGGGTCAAACCACATCTCCTTCGCTGCTTCCAGAGACATAAAGTTAACATACTTACGTCTATCAAAAGTATCACCTAAGTTTATAATCTCTTTAATACCTGATGCTTTAAGAAAAGGTATAACAATTTTACTGTAGAACTTTTTATAGTGTTCCACAAAATGAAGATTATCATTCCGAACACCAAAGTGTTGATCTGTTATGAGTAAGATCTTCATCTCTTGGTATTCATTTCTACACGATTTTTTATACCATGATAATCAGTACTAGTATCACCATCAGTTGAGAACACATGGTCATATCCAGACTTCTCTAAAATTTTATCTTTAATGTCCATTTGGCGTTTCTCTTTAGCAATACGACGTAGGAACGCATAATACACTATCTGTGTAAAATATGCAAATGGATTTTTACTTTTAGCAGGATCGAAATTATCTATGTACTGTATACAATTTTCTATACCATCACAAACCATATCATCTTTATACATGTAATTAATAAAGTTTGGTCTGTATGATAAGTGTGTTGCTATCTTAAGAAAACATCCACCAATATAATTATTAACACGAGGTTTAGGAAGACCTTGTTCTTCAGCAATTACAACCTTCTCCTTATACTTAACAATGGCAGCTAGGAAGTCTGCATTATTAACATAGTGTTCTTTCTTCTTAGCAACTCGTTTCATTATCGATCTCGATTATGATTCTATTATAATAGAGCTTGACAAAGTTGTCAAATTTGTATAGACTAACCATGTCAAGGGTTCAGGGATATATTATGAATAATATAATTTTTCAAATATTTGTCTAGCTTGTTTAATTGATCCTATATAACCTTGAGTGTTTTCTAATTGTGTTTCTCTTCGTGCCGAACGCTCGTCTTTTTTATGTGGTGGTTCCTCGTTCGCTAAAAATCCTTCATACATAAACATAACTTCTTTAGACATAGAGGCAACACTTAACACATCTTTTTCTCTAACTATAAAAAAGTCTTCATCAGATAATTGCATCCACTTGTGAAATCCCATACCTCTCATCATTTTCCCCTTACCTATATCCTGATTAATTACTTGTATACATACAGGATCTTGAAGGAAACATAGAGTCTCATCATCCTGATTAGTTAATACAGCTTTAGCAAGTACTTCTTCTCCACTAACGAGTTTAAATACTCCGTGAAATTCATCGTCATGTTTAGCGTAATTAATTGCCATGAGTATTAAGTTTAATCTCTACAATTTCATAATTAAAATTTTCTTCTTTGTATATTTTTAATCTTTCAAAGAGGTGGAGAAGAGTATAGTTTTTCCCATTATCTCTACTAATATCGTCAGCTATATCATATAGAGTTGCTTCTACTTTGCCTTGTCCTTTCCTAAGAACCCTTCCAATTGATTGGAGATTACGGACTCTGGACTTGGAGGGACTGGCGAAGACGACGTTGTGCAACCGCTTAATGTTAATCCCAGTACTGAAAGTGCCATAACTGGCGACAATAATTTGATCATTTTCATTTTCAACTAACTTCCTAATGTGTTCTCTGTTATCGACATCCACTCCACCATAAACTAAATGTACTGATCTGTCGGTATGACTATTTATCATTTCATACAAAGGGAGACCGTGCTTCTCCACGTAATTGAATAGTACTAGAGTGTTTCCCTTTAAATCACACGCTAAGTTGCGGATAAAATGATTACGTTGTTCATGCTCACAAAGATATTCCATCTCATCTTGATACCCTTCAAAGATCTGTTCATCATGCTTTAATACAATAACTTCTACTTTTAATTGAGCAACATGTCCCTTCTCCATTAACTCAGATGTTTTAGTAACCTTTGAGCATCTACCAAACACACCCTCTAATACTAATTGATTACATTCAGTACCATCTAAAGTACCAGTAAATCCAATACGATATTTACAACCATGAAGTTTATTCATAATTGTAGTAAGTGATTTTGCTTTAAATAAATGAGCCTCATCACCAATTACAACATTAAACTTCTCAAACCATTTACGTGGTTCCTTATAAATGGATTGCCAAGTTGATATAACTACATTGTGGTCTGTATACTTTTCCTTACCACCATAAATTCTATGGCAATGATCTTTTACGTTCCAACCATACTCTTTAAAGTCTTTATACATTTGCTCGACAAGAGATGTAGTTGGTACTATAATAAGTACATTCCGTTTAACATTTACATGAAACCGAACCAATGAATAGATCATTAGGCTTTTCCCGCTTGCAGTTGGCGACAATAGGAGTGCTCTGTTGTATCGTAGGGACTCGTATATTGCTGCGTACTGGTAGTCCCGAACCTTTACAGGAAGATGTAAAGCCTTTACAAATCCAACTACAGACTGAGGAGTTATTAATTCATTCTGATCCTTGGGATGTCCAAAATGTTCAGATTCCAAATACTCGTAATGATATCCCTTTTCCTTTGCCCAGTCAGTTAGATAATTTATTAAACCGCAATAGATCTCACCAGTAGCAGGTGAATATAATCTTACTTTACCGTCCCAACCTTTATATCTTCTCGTCTTCTGCATGTACTTTGCAGAAGGAATATCAAATGTAAAATATTCTGCTGCCTCTTTGTGGAGATGAGGCTCTGCTTGTACTTTTAAATAGACTTCGTTCTTCTTTTGGATAACGAGATCTGCCATGATTTACATTCCACTTTGAAATCTCTCCCACTCAATAGCATTTTTAATTTGGTAGTTGCGACTATTAATTTGACGCAACACACCATCAAGAAAGAAGATCGTTTGTTCTATATAGTCGATCTTCAGTTGTAGCTTTCTGACCTCATCATCAGCAGCAATAAACATTTTAATCTCATCATTTGTAGTAAGTTTCAAATCAAACGGTGCAGTTTTATATACACTTGTTGATGATTTACCTTTATAGTATACCCACTTATCCCTAACTAACATCCTCATTTCAGACTCCCTATCTTTTTTCATTAGAGAGAATGTATTAAAAAACTCCATATAACGCATATGGAGTTGAGGTATCCTCACGGATTCTTCACCGTACTTATCAGGATCTATGATACTATCAGTCTTCCACATATCCTGAAGATTTTCTAAATTCATTATATACCTTGATCTTTAGTCTTTTCAAAAAATTCTTTCATAGATGATGAAACATCAGGTGGCTCTGGATAACCATACCCTTTAATCCTCATCCACTTCTGACGCATAGCACCAAGTATCCAAGACTGGGATAGACTCTTAGGTCCATTCTCTAGCAACTCAAGTTCTTTCTTGCTACTTGTGTATGCTTTGTATTCTTCTCTCCAGTTGGAGTCATCGAAATCTGTTATAAGTTTTTTATTTCGGGGTTTATCCCCTTTTCTTAATCCCACTGGCTCTACCTCCCATACCACAATATGTATAGACCCTAGTACCCTAGCACAAATCTAAAAATTTTGCAACTACCTCAATTTCTGTTGGTTCTTCTCTCTAACTTCGTAGAGTACATACTCAAAGGATGCTGTTGCAGTTAGATAATCATTATCAGTTCCAGTAACATCAAAAGGCATAGTTGATAATGATACTGGAAATACATTTCTAAATACTACATCAAAGTTAACTAAATTATTATTATTCAATACTTGTAGAGTTGCATCCGAATACCTATAATCATTAAATCCCTTATATTGACCTGTTGGTATGTTAGGATTCCTATTAGCATTTTTAAATATCTCTGCTTCATCATCTCCTTGTGGAACACCAAGAGCTCTTATCCAATTATGGAGTTCCATATAATTTCTAAGATCCTCATCAACAATAAATTCTATACTTAATTCCCCATATTGGACATTACCTTCTATAGGAATTGGAACCATACCCCTAGTAGGAATATCAACTTTACCTAAAGTTAAAGATGGTATCTCTGCTTTCTGGCACAAGAAGGAAGTCTTTCTTGCTTTCTCAAGCAAGAAGACAAATCCTATAGGTGATAAGAAATTTTTATTTGTAAGTTGGTCCTGATACCAGTTTGCCATTAGCCCTACTTTTTAATTATTTATCTTCTATCCATCCCCTTACCTTTGATGCAGGTTGTCTGGAAAAAAATGTTACCAACTCTGGTAAGTATGATACCCAAAAATCTACTTCGGATATATTCTTTTTAACTTCCCATTCTTTAATTTCTTTTTCTAAAAGAGCTCTAGCTTCCTTTACTGGTATAGAAGAATGGAAATAATGAATCTTATCTGATAAAATTTCTAAGGTGAATTCTTTATTCACCATCCTATCACCCATAACTTCATCTGCATGTGCACCCCACTTGGGTGGTTTCATTCCTTGATATTTCATTAGTGTATGTTGCATGTTGATTCTGGATCCCAACAATCTGGACAATCCATTTCTTGCTCATAATTATGTAGTTTGTGAATTACCGAATCGTATTTTACTGCAAGATCTTTATCTTGTGATCTTATAATACTTCTATAGTATTCGCATGCATGAAGTATACGTTGTATTTCTTTTTCATGAAACTGCATGTCATTACCCCTGCCATATCAAATCAGGCATTGCTTGTTGCCCAGGTCTATTTACAATCAACAATATAAAGTATCCAACAAACCAGATGATGTTGAATAACCATGCTTGTCTCCAAAAGTATTTTCTTACTGCCATAGATCTAAGAATCTCAGGTGCTTTGTCCTGTGATCTAAATATCTGTTCAATGATAAATGCAATGATTGTTGCTATCACTAAAGGATAGAATACAAAGTTTGCAAATGACATTATTGAGATTAAGAATATCATAATGTTGAGGAAGGTTACAATCTATTTAGAAGTAATTAAAATTAATAACAACTCTTCTTTTTTCGTTAGTACAACTAGTACCACTATGTTTATAATGAACTGGAAAGATAACAATACGGTTCTCTACACTTTCTACTTTAGTACCATCTTCAAATACGGTATACCCATCATTACTATTAACATAGTAGATTGCTGTTAAAGAATCATCCCATGTAAAATCAACATGATATCCATGTTCAACTATTTCTTTAGTTCTTGTAGTTAGGTTTCCCTTTATTCTTAATAGGGATCTAACACCAAGTTTTTTTATTATGGGATCAAGTATGTTCCAATATCTTGTATCATTATAAATCCCTGGAACATAAAAGGGATGATAGAATTGATAGTTATCTAATTCATTTTTACAATTAGATTCATCATAAGGTACAGTTGTTGGTCCCCAATACCAAGGAAAATCATCTTCAAGATATACTTCTTGTAGATGTGCTAACTCATGATGTGTCAAAAAATTATCAATTACCCTATGCTTCATAATATATACCAAATATATTAGTATTTATTTAAGATACCTTATTGCCATATGAACTTGCTTCAGTTGAGTCAGGATTATCTTTCAAGTATTGAACATAACTAAATCCTGAACCTGGTGGATAGATGTACTTTCCATTCTCATCAAAGTTAGGGCCAGTTTTCTTTGCATTATATACAGGGTAGGGTCTCTTCCCTGCTCTCATCTCTCTACCCTTTCTCTTTCTCATTTCATTACCAGTCTCATGATCTGGATCAATGGTAGGCCATGATGATCCTAAGATCCTTTTAATATCTTCTTTAGTATAACCTTTCATATTTAATTTAGTATAAAAAAAAGAGACCCGAAGGTCTCTTTTGAAGTATGTAATTCTGAATTACATGAGGTTTGCAACTTGTACTCTTCTGTAGTACTTGTTGGTGTTAGCTGTAAGAGCACCAGAACCTTGTGTAAGACCTTGAGCAAATGGGTTAGAAACCATTCCGTAACGAGTCTTAAAGCCAATTTTTGGTTGGAAGGTGTTAGGATTAATTGCTCTGACCTGCTGTAGAGGTACATATGGGCAATAGAATAATCCAGCGTCATATGGAGAAGAACCTTTGTAACCAGCAACATAGAAGTGCTTGTCAGCTACGTTAGCAGAGTAAGGATCAACATAAACCTTGATCTTACCGTTAAGAGTACCAACAAGTGTGCTTGCAGTATCATCAACACCAGTAAGAGCGTTGTTGCCATTAAGAGCAGGGGTGTAATCAAGAACACCAGCCATTCCTAGAGCAGAAGCAACGTCTGCAGAGCAGATCAAAATGTTGCCCTTTCCACGACGAGTTTGCTGACCGATAGCGTTAGCATCTCTTTCGATCTGGAAAAGTAGTCCCTTGAACTTCTCAACTGACCATCTACCATTTGAATCAACGTCTAGGTCGAAGATACCAGCATCAGCAGTATTGTTCTGAGCACCTTCTACAGCGTTAACGTAGATTGTACGAACAACTTCTCTGTTGATTTCAGCAAGGATCTCTGTAGAGAGAATGTTGCTTAACTCTTGCTCGGCATCTAGACCATGAATTGCTTTCAAGTCTTGAGCTAGTTCGATTGAGTACTCAGCCTTTAAAGCACGTGACTTCGCAGTAACTGTTACTTTCTCGATTGAGAAACCCATTTCTCTGAAGGCTGTTGCAGCAGAGCTGTCATCCAGTGCTTCAGCAGTGGTTGTTGCCATTCCAGTAGCATCACCTGTTACCTCATAGGTTCCAGCAGAACTATCGTTAAGAACAGCAGGGTTGTTACCTTCAGCATCGTTGATTGCAGAACCAGATGCAGTAGGATCATAGTCAGCAAGACGGTTACCTGGGCCACCAGAGAATCCAGCGTTAGGCTCATTGAAGAATGCTTCTCTGTAATCAGAGTCTGTAGCATCTCTCTCTGTACCGTAGTTGGTTCTCATCGCAAAGATAAGTCCTGTTGGACCTGTCATTGGTTGAACACCAGCAATGTCATAAGCAATTAGCTTAGGCATTGAACGACGGATAAGAGAGATAAGAACTGGGTCGAAACCAGCAACAGGACCTGTTGCAGTTGCGTCAGCACCGTATCCTCCTGTACCTACAGTTTGAAGAGTTTCATTAAGAATACCTGCTTCTTCTGCTTGTGCTTTCTCTTGGTTTTCAAGAAGTTGGGCTACAACGCCTTTCTTATAAGTATCCTCGATCTCTGGAAGAGCATCGTGATTAAGAACAGGGGCCCACTTTTCTTGGAGTTGTTTAATGTTAGACATTAGTTTTTATTTCCTTAAAGTGATTTATTATTTGGACCAACGTGATAGAGCATCAACGTACTTCGACATTGTGCCACTCTCGTTGTTTTCTACCAAAGGTGCAGATGCTTCTTCGGTGGGTTCAACTACAGTTTCTGCAGTCTCAGCCTTCCTAGTGAAGTATGATTCCTTGATAGTTTCGACTTTGTTTTTAAAGTCAGCTTCATTTTCAAACTCAACCCCTTCAGCTAATGATACAAGCTTCTCCTTTTGGGTTTCAGCAAGTCCAGTAGCACATTCGTTCACGATTTCCATTCTAGTAAATTCACCAATCCTCTTATTCAATGAGACATTGGTGTCGATTTGTTCGTTGAGCTTTTTCTCCATATCATTTATCTCTTCAGCCATGCCATCAAGCAGGTTGAATTTTTCTTCGGGTACAGTAAAGTTCTGTTCCACGAATAGCTTTTTGAGCCCTTCAGTAAATGATTCTGCCATCTCTACTCTAATACCATGCTCAACAGCAAGTGAGTTTTCCTCTAACCATTGCTTTGCAGCATAAGAGATGTAGTCATCAACCTTCTCGGCCAATTCTGTTTTGATCTTTTCGACTTCTTCAGTCAAGGCAGATTCATAAGCCTCTTGAAGAGTTTTAGTCTCTTCGTTAACTCTTTGAGTAACAACTGCCTCAAAGATTGTCTTCGCTTTTACTCGGAATTCTTCTGAGAGTTCTTCACCAGCGACAAGAGCGTCAACATCTTCACTAAAGTCGTACTTGGCTTCTTCAGTTTTTGGCTCTTCTTGGATTGTTTCCCCATCTTTTTCTTCCGAATCGAAGATTTTACCAGACAAACCAGCACTTACGTTACCAGTACCTGCGTCAGAAGGTTTCGTCTTAATTGACTTATCTCCTTCAACTGAAGTAGATCCAGCAGCAGATGCACCAAGGTTCTTCGTACCCTTAGCACCTTCTTCTGATTTACTATCAGAACCACCAATAGCATTAAAATTACCCCCAGAAGTATCGATCTTTTCTCCTGCGGTTGCGCCCTTTTTGATTGCTGTAGAACCAGTAGCTGCGTCTTCGGTCACTTGCTCCATTGAATCTAGCTCTTTAGTAGAGGTCTCAGACATTTGTTTAAACTCCGTCGTATTAGCGTTTGTCTATGTTTATTTATAAATTACAAACTTCTTAAAAATTTATCAAATGCGGAAACCTTCCGTTCTTGAATGTTTATAAGAGTTGCTTTATCAATTTCTTGCTTTATTTGAGCAATAGCAGACTCTTTAAGTATGCCATTATCCCAAACCCATTCTTTTCCTTCCATGATTCCATCAACAAAAGCATCTGGTGCTGATGGATCTGCTACTATATCAGCAGCAGTTGCAAGCATAAAGTCATCTTGTACTATATTACAGTTACCTTCTTTGCGAAGAGAACCCATACCACGAGATGAAACTCCAAGTTTTACACCTTCATCAAGAAGGTTCTTGGCAATGTTGCCCATAGGTGTATCAAGAATCTTTGCACGTCCGATAAAATTATTACCTTCTGCTTTAAGAGACTGTATCTTATGAGAAACTTTATCCAGATTGATGGAAGGTCCATCTGGATGTCCTAACTCACCGAGAGCACGACCCTTGCGGATATAACTCTCATCATATTTAGCAACTTCTCTTTCGAGAGTTTTGAATGGATACTTGCGACCATTCTTATTTTCTATCTCAGACTGTAGAAAAACTCCTTCAATAAAGTGTGACCTTTTACCTTCCTTCTCCTCAGAAAGAAAGTTAACTTCGGTTATTTCTTCAGCTATCAGTCTCATTTTTTGGTTCCTCTATAGGTTCGATAGAATCTACCACTGCAGTATTTGGTGGTAGTGGATCAGGAACTGCTTCTGGTTCTTGCTCTTGTTGAGCAACTTCACCTGCAGTAGGTGCTAACTCTGGCGGTTCTTGACCATCATATACTTTATCAGCAATATCATCTGCAGCATCTTGTCCCGTATCACCAAGGTCGAAACCCCAATCTTTAGCAAACTCAAGCTTCTTTGCTTGAATTGCATCATAGGAAGCTGCGGTCAATGCATCATTAGTTGTCTCTATTGCCTTAGATTTCTCATCGGCAAAGATACTATTAACAATAGATTGTGCTATTTCACTAGGCATAATAACTCCACTTTCTTATTTATTTATCTAAAATTCACCTTTGCGTTGATCAGCAGGCGTGACTACGGAAGATGAGTCGGGTGCAAGAGCACCATCTGGAGATGTTGGTGCTCCACCTGCAGCTGGATCCCCACCTTGCATCATCTCCAATTCCATTGCAGGATCAGCGATTAGACCATCTGCCATTTCTTTTTCAATTTGTTTATCAATCTCTTTAATCTCTTGATCAGTTTGTTTGAGAACCTGACGACGGATATAATCTAGAGAGAAGTACTTACCAACATAAGGATCCATTGCATTAACTTCATTGATCCTTTCGTTACGGATTTCAATCTCTTTGAGTTCTGTGAAATAGTTATCAGCAATATAATCAAACTGAATGTGCTCTTTCATATCTTCCCATTCTTCAATGGAAACAATACCCTTTAAAACTAATTGTGTTTTAAGAAGGTCTATGAATAACTCACCAAATCTCTTACGTAATCTTGCGACAAACTTCTGGAACTTAACCTCATCTCTTGTGATCTCAGCAGCACGACCAATGTTAAATGTAGTCTC